GTTGGCGCCGTAAAACTTCATGACGCCTCTGACCTTACCGTCTGAACATGCAGCATCGAGCATACGCTGATACTTTGTGACCGATGTAGCCGAGAGTGACTGTCTGATCTTGAGCATCTCTTTGACTTCTTCGTCATCAGTGCTCTCGATGATCTGCGGGATCGTGTCCTTGGTCAGTGATGAGGAGCTTATGCCTCGATCTGCAAGCCACTCAAGCAGCTGAGAAACACTGTTCGGATTATCCAGACCAGTGATCTCTCTTGCCCTTGTGATCTGCTTCTCGGTGAAGCCTGCGTTGTACTCGACAATAGCCTGACAGAGTTCTTTATCAATCAGAATGCCATTGTCGTTGACGCGCTCATTGACCTGCCACCCACGCTTCTCTGATTCCACATTCGGTGTGTAGTGTGTTTGGCACCACTTGCTTATTGATCTTTCGGACCGTACATCTTGCATACAGTACTGCTTGAACTTCTCCCACTTCTCCGGATCATCGGAAGGAAGGTGTCTTGTACCGTCCCTCGCAGGTTTGGAGAAGTAGGTGATCAGGTTCTTTCCAGCCCTGTCCTTGAGCTCGATCTTAGACTTCTTAATATCACTCATAATCCACCTCCTTATCGAGAGCTGTTGCTACGTCATCAAGTGAAGCAGGCAGCCCACATAAAGCGGCATGTGTTTGTGTGCACCACCAGCCCTCCGGACTGAGGTATTTTCCGACAGGCATGCCTAAATGCTTTGACAGGCACACTCTCTCGAAGGATGCGTTGAAAGCGTGCTTCTCAATATCGACAGAAAAAAGAGCCTCCACAAAATCTTGCGGAAGCTCTTCACCACATGCGAGGTCTACGATCTGTACCGGTTCATCATCCCATGCATATGCACAAAGCAGGATGCAAAAGTTTGGTGAATCAGCATATCTGTAGACGCCGTTCTTTATATCAATGTCGCTGTACGTTTCGATGTCGATGCTGAGAACCTTATGATAATCAGAACGGCATGTCGTCATCGTCTATCACCGCCTTTGCAGCGCTTTCGATATCTTTGAAGTCGTCCTCTGCCTTTGCAGGTTCGATATCACTGAAGTCCGCTGTTGCCGGTGCTGCCCCTGCGAGGCTGTCACCTTCAGCACACTTCATGATGTTGTTAAGTCCAGCTCCGATGCCTCTGTTGCCACTGACGCTGTACGGATAGAAATTCACGCTTACATGAGCGTAGCAGCCGCTGTACAGATGCGTCTCGTCGGTCATTGGTGTCTTGTCCGGTTCCAGGATGCCCGGCTTCCTCTTTGAGTTCGCATTGAAGAAGTAGCAGTTCTCGAAATTCGGATCATCAGGTCTGTCGGTATCACCGTCACGAAGAGGTGTACGAAGTCCGGAAGGGATCTTGCCATTCCAGCACTTGCTCTTTCCTACTTCCTTAGCTGCTGCAATAGCCTTCTGAATTTCAGCAATGGATGCTTCATCGTCCTTAGGAATTACAACACATACGCCGTATTTGGCATTAGCTTCGTTACCGTCCATAGATGTCGGTTCGAAGGCATGCACGAAACAAAGTTTTGCATTCTTAATAATTGTAGCCATTGTTAATCCTCCTTATATTTATTGGTTACTTTTTCTACGAGTTGGTTGAGCTGATCATCATCGAGGTCACGGAATCTCTTACCCTCTCCGAAGAGCTCTTTGATGACTGATCCTACGTCAATACCACGGCTGCGATAGTTGAGCAGCAGCTCCTTGATCTCTGCCTTTGTGAGAGCAGTCTCTCTCGGTGGTTTAGGCTCAGTTGTTGTAGGTGTTTCCTGTTCGACTTCAGGTTCAGTTGCCTTTGGTTCTTCAGGCTTCTCTCTCGGTGCTTCAGGCTCAACTGCCTTGGTTGTTGTAGGCGCTCCATGTACGAGCACGGTATGCAGTTCCTTCAGAATGGATGTCTGCGTTCTGAGTTCGTCCAGGATCGCGTTGAGCGTTGCAGCTTCATGAATTTCCATTTGTGTCTTCTCCTTCCTTTTCTTTATAAAAATCGATGGTAGCCTTGAGACCTCTTGCGATCTCATGTGCCACCACCGCGGTTTGTCTATGTCTGTAATAGGATGTCTTTGCACGTGTCAGCGGAATTGCTGCCGCATGTTCACGCTCACGTTCCTCGAATGTATCGAGCTGTCTATGCAGCCAATCGATGTATTCCGTATCAGCCATATGTGACATCTCCTCTCCTGCCGCCATATCTCTTGTCTCCAGCAGTCCGTTGTATATGCGTGTGTCTCTGATCAGACGCTTCTTGTGATACGCCTTACCGAGACCGTACCGGATAGATGACTTATGAGCATCGATACGGTGACGGTAGACCTCGATCTGATGCGTCAGCCATTCAATGTAGATAATGTTGTCCATGATATCCTCCTGGTTGGTTGTGTGTACCCATGTACAGATAGAGACCTACGTACGGGAACGAAGGAAAGACCCGAGCCTTAGATTATGCGAGAGATTTTCTTGTTTGTGATTCGGACAGCCTATTTGATTTTGAAAGGAGATTAGGCTCGGTTAGAAAAAAGCCGCACGTGGATCTCTATCTGTACATGGATGAAAGTTAACAAGGCACTCGTGTATGTCCCAATCTGGCTTGTTATGTTTGCTGTAGGTGCCTTTATGCTTTTACGCTTTTAGATAGATACTTTGAAATATGCGTCACGCATGATCCTGACCACTTCCTGTCTAGGCAGCATATCGACCTTTACGATCCGTGCTGGTCCTTTAGAAGGAATGTGAATACAGTATCCTTGTGTGATGCGTAAGTCCGGGTACATCTGCTCAATGCCGATCGCGTATGCGGGCAGCTGAAGAGCCAATGCATCCAGGTGAAGTTGTGCTGTAGTTTTGTAGTCAATGATCGCGAGTGCGGGAGCCCCGTCTTCGAAGATCACTGACAGGTTGTCAAATGTGCCGGCATACAACGGAATTCCATCGTCGTCTATGTAGCAGATCGGCGTCTCCAGCATGAGAGGCATGATGCGATGTTTCTTCTTTATCTTCAGATACTCTCTCACTGCCCGTGCTGAGTAACTGATAGGATCGATGTCATCAGGCATCTTACCGCCTTGCTTCTCACATGCCTCAAGAGCCGCATGAACTGCCGTGCCTCTTTCAGCAGCGGCTTGCATGATCTCTCCAGGTATGCCGTTGTACATGTTCAGTGCTGCGCCGATCAGAGTGGTGACTGATGCCGGACGGTAGGTTGTACCATCGACCGTCACCGTGTACACATGCTTGATCGGTTCGAAATCAATTCTCGTTGACATGGTGATCACCTCCGGAAGGAAGTTGTCACGCTTGCCTTTGTCGGTGACTCATCCTTGTACTCTTCGAGCAGGTCAGGGTGATCAGCGCCGAACCGCTTTTGGTTGAACCTCTTTGCCGTTGAAGCAGGCTTGATGCGGATACTGACCAGATCACTGCTGTAAGCGTTGCGGTCAATTCCAGCACGCAGCTCTCCATCATCCTGTAAGGCAAATGAAGCAATCTGTTCTTTGACCGCGTCACTGTAATCAGCAAGCATGCGGGCAAGGACCTCAGCCTGGTATGCGTTCTCCAGAACTTCTTTGCCGTGATCTGAGAACTCCATCTGCCCTTCGAGTGTCATCGTTATGTCATCATCATTGAGAAGCTCCTGCGGGATAGCATCGACTAACGCCTGCTTCTCATCTTTATTCTTAATCAATTTAACTACCTCCCTGTCTGTCATCCGTGTTCGTGCCGTACAGGGGCAGAGCCGATTTACGACCCCGCCCCAGCAGCACTTGCAGAAGGATGAGCAATGGAAAACAAAAAACCATATATAAAAGAGAGCCTATGAACTCACCAACCACGGTGAGCAACAAGCCCTCTTTTACACTCTTAAGATACTAGGTTTTGTCACGCACATGTGTGCGATAGTCATTTTATTTCGAAATTAATTTGCAGTTGAATTAAACACCTGCGCTGATCATCCTCGGCAGCAATGTCACCACCGAGGAAGTCTCTTCCGGCAAGCCTACACGCCTCAAGAACTGAGAAGCCACCGGCAGCAGGATCAATAACAAGGTCACCTGGTTTGGTGGTAGCTTCTATCAGACGCCGTTGGAGCTCGATAGGCTTACTATGCGGGTGTACCTTTGTCACCTTCTCTGTCCATACATCAGGTATCGAGTGATCAGTCCAGATTCCCTTAGCTCTGACAGGCGACTTCTGAAGAACAACAAGGTACTCTGATTTTCGCCTTGTTCTGTAGCCCATACCGATTTTGCCTTTATCCCAGGTGATCATATCGACCAGGTTGAGACTTGTGCCTTCGGTCCACGGCAGCACGCCCTGACATAAATGGAACTTATCGACCCATAAAAAAAGATGACCGCTGTCCTTGAGAACCCGGTCAATCTCTTTGATGAAGCTGACAATTGTTTCTTCGCTCATTTGCGTGAGCTCGCATCGATCCTTCTGCCGTGAAACTCCTTCGTTTCCGTACCCGAGCTTATCGAGCACACCGCGGTACTGAGGATCGAAGAATGCCGCAGCAACAACACCGTCATCGATCGACGCAAGCAGGTCAAGCCCGTCTGCGCGGTTACGGTGGTTGAGCGGATACGTTGTAATCCTTACCATAATTTGCACACCTCTCTGCAACGAAAAAAGCGAGCCGTTTTCCAGCCCGCCTTTTTCTACACTCCTAATGTACGAGGTTTTGTCACGCACATGTGTGCAAGGTGTAATTTATTTCGGAACTAATTTGTTGAGGCATTTGAGATGTCATCCGGCAACATTGCTTACCAGCGTCATCACCTCAGCGAAGAGAGACTTGTCTGCCCGTGTGCCTTTGTACTGTTCCAGCATTTTGACACGACGCCTGCTGACATTAGATCTGTCCAGGTAAAGCCGATCAGCGATCTCGTTTTGGCTCAGCCGTTCTTCGTAGAAAGCCGTTGCGAGTTCCAGGTCATCATCGTTGAGAGACTGAAGGAATCGTGTTCCCTTGATCATCTCATAGGTGACATCCCAAAGCTCTTCCTTCAGATCTTCGATCTCCATGCCGGCTTCGACATACCACTCATTACCGCTGTTGTTGCGGCTTCCCTTTTTGTACTTAGCTTCTTCCTTATCCTTCCATGCGACGGATCCTACACCGCCGGTTGATCTCTTAGCTGCGAGGTCCTCGATACGATCCTTGATCTCGCAGTACCGGTTCACATTGTACACGTATGATCCCAGAACCGCTTCTGCTGCGGAACATGGAGAACCGGAGAGTGTTGATTTGATGCTCATGATTTTTTGTTTCCTTTATAGCCGATTTGGCGTATACTGGAAACGCAGAGCACCCGTTGTAGTGCAATGCAAATAAAATTTCCTTGGATGTGTCAGCAACTTTGGTCGGTGCGCTGATGCGTCCTCTTTTTTATTTTGACCATACCCCCATTTGTATATCTCCTTACTATACATATCGTCGTTTCATCGACTACGCGAGTGACTCGCGCTTCCCTTAACTTGTCACCAGCCTGGTCAGTAGCTGATGAACCGCATAAATGCCGTGTTAGCCCACGGGAGCTTTGCAGCCTCTTCCTCTTTGGCTTTGTAGCTATTGATGCTACATTGCCTTTGGCTACGGTTTCAAAATACCACCTTCTATTATGTTTGTCAATAAAAAGTTCCGAAATAATTTATTATATATCTGCTACCATATATTGTCAATAATTTTGTAATCTTTTTATTAGCATACTTAATTCAGCATTGTTCTATCCTTATTTATATAGAGTTCTTCTTCACATGCGCGTGCTGCTTTCTCATACAGCTCGTTGATATACTCATCGCTGATCTCAGCCTCTGCTGCCGCAATGTCTTCTTCCAGCTTCTTCATCCCTTCAGGTGTCAGCTTGATCAGCATTGTGCTCGTTGTCTTCATTTCTGCGTTCCTCCTTCCCCGTGCTCACACCGAAAATGTAGCATGCTTTTTCATCTTGTCCACCAGTCACTGTTGTTGGTCTCATCCACGCCTTCAGAGCCCCCCGGTGCTCGCACACCATAGCGTCTGCTGGCAGTTCGTGGCTCCGTCGGACAGCTTCGCTTCCGCCTACGCCACTCCTGCCCTGAATCGACAAGGTGCAAAAAACCGCCTGTTTATGCCGTTTCGCACCGTTTAAACCGTAAAAATTGGTATGCTATTCTGTTTTTCTGCCAAAAATTACGGTTTATCAGTAGCAAAAACCACCTATTTTCAGTACAATTAGGGTGTATTACAAGTCGGATTACCTCTACTGAGTATAGTTAGTTCGTCACTGACTGAATAAAAAACACCTCTTATTTCTTAACCGCTACAAACCAAAAAACCGGAGGTGTATATATGAAAAAAGTTCTGCTCTTGTGACGAAAATGATCATAGACCCGGAAGTTTTTTGCCGGGAATTTTTGTCGTTGCTGCAATTTTTGTGATGAAAACTTGAAAGGAAATTAAAAATGAAAATTGAAATTACTCTTACTGATGAAGAATTTGACCGGCTCTTTGAACTTTTTAAGGCAACTGTTGATGATGATTTTGATCCAGATGCTGTTGATGCGAGCCTCGAAATTGATCCGGATCTTATCAAAATAGAAGAAGATTCTGACGAGGACTTTGCCAATTTGTGCGAATGTCCGCAGATCGAAATGGACGACGATCCAGCATTTTCTGTAACAGATATCGCAAGACTAGGTGACAAAAGAGTGGTCTGTTCTCTCGCTCTTTATCGCGACTATGGTGAAGAAAGGTTATCATTTTCTGTCACCGATTGTGACTCGAGTGGAGAGGTTCTGTACCGCGTCCAGGCAGAGCGACATGAGTTTAAGAATGTGATCGAAGAGAACCTTTTCGCTCCATGCGCTCTCGATCTTTATGAAACGCTGACAGATTGCATGCCCGAGGATTATGACTGATGGCAACATGGACGCAACTCGACGGAAAGAATCGGTGGAGAATTCGTATCGATCTTGGCACCGATGCTGCGGGAAAACGGATCAGACGATCGTTAACTTATGAGGCAAAAGCAACGACGCCTCGAAGACTTCAGCAAGAACTACAGCGCGCAGCAGATGACTTCTATCAGCAATGTATGGATGAAATGTCTTCACCGTATGAAAGGATTTCTGTTCGTGAGCTGATCGAAAAGTGGCAGGCATCACGCGATGTGACAGACGGAGAGATCGAGTTTTCGGATTCGGTTTTTCTCCGTTTCCTGCCGGACCTACTAGATAAGACTGTCTCTGACCTTACAGTATCCGATGTGCAAACGATCATAGATGATATGTCAGAAACTGTTGCGGCATCATCGGTCCGGAGATACTTCACGCCTGTTCGATCTTTGCTTCAGTATGCATACCGTTTGGAATTTATGCCGTATCCACTGGTGGACCGCGTCTCTCTTCCTCGATCATCTCACACAACCAGGAAGAACTTCTGGACGACAGATCAGCTGAAAATTTTCCTGTCGTGCCTTGAGGTGCCGCATTACAGCCGTGGTAAAAGAGTTGGTGGCGGTCTCACCTGGCAGACATTTTTCACCCTTGCGGTCTATACGGGAGCGCGTCGTGGCGAGCTGATAGCACTTCGTTGGTCATCAATTTCTCGCGACATGCACACAATAGTTATCACGGCTGCCGTTGCTCACTCTCGGTCAGGGCAGTATGTAAAGGATCCGAAAACGAGCGCAGGTGTACGATCGATCATCCTTCCTGATGGTGTATTCGAGCTTCTTGATCTGTACCGTGATTCACAAAGTGCACGAAACTTCTCGGTCGCTTCCGATGCGTTTCTTTTTCAGCAGGAAAACGGAAAGCCACTTCATCTCTCCACTCCAACGCATAAATTCCAGAAGCTTATCACCATCTTCAATAGAGACCTTCCACCCGACAAGCAGCTTCCAGAGATCACTCTTCACGGTCTCAGACACTCTGCCGCATCGCTCATGATCGCATCGGGTGTTGATGTTCTGACGGTAGCTCGGAGGCTTGGACACTCGAAGGCATCGGTCACTTTGGATATATACAGCCACGCAGATGAAGCAAAAGATGTAGACGCTGCTGAAGTATTTGCTTCATTGCTCATGAGTGATAAATCTGAGTGACCACTTCCTATCTTGTTTGAACAACGCGATTTTGTGTCCCATTTTTGTCCCATTCTTTCCTTAAAATTTTCCGCTTCTTTCTCTCTTTCCGAACAGAGTTTGATCGCTGATCAGGTCGATGACCACTTCCTATTTGTCCCCGGAATTGCAAATCTGCCCATAAACTATATACATTTCTAGAATATTTTCTTCTTTATTTTTGTTTCTGACCGTGCTATTCTTATTAAGCAGTAAATATGAGTGCTTAGCTCAGCTGGGAGAGCACTTCCTTGACGTGGAAGGGGTTCTTCCAGCTTTTTACTTCTTTTCCATTTGTGTAAGTGGCGCATTTGTCGATACTTTTTGGCAGATGTGACCACTTCTTTTTTGTCCCTATATTATTTTCTCGTCCCTTTTTTGTCCCATTTTCAAAAATTATTTTCCTTTTCCGTCTCCTAACGGCTCACTTTGCGCTCTTCTAACAGCTCACTTTGTACCATCCAACTTCTCTGTTTCTTCTTCTAAAAAGTCGAACAGCCGTTCTGTTTCTTCTTTATCCAGGATCTCAGCTTGAGTGAAAACCGTGTCGCCGAGTTCTCGCATAATTGCCTCATATTCTCTCCGGAATTCTTCGTCTTGTAATCTTCTCTCTTTGTATTCTTGTAAGTTCATGCCGCTGATCCCCCTTCCTTATATTATATATAACAAAAAAGCCCCGAGGTATTACCCCCGAGGCATGTGTATTAAATTTCTCTGATGATCGCAGGGAATCCAGCAGAAACCAGACGGTTCTTCATCGCTTCAGCATTTGCTTTTGACGCGAAGGCGCCACACTGCACTTTGTAATATGCACCTTCATGCTTGATGATCGCTTCAACTTTCGCTTTCACCTTCAGCATGTTCTTGTATGCTTCTGCGTTCTCTTTTGATTTGAAGGCGCCGACCTGAACGCGATATTTTGCTTTACCAGGCGTCGGTGTCGGTGTCGGTGTCGGAGCAGGCGGATTGAGAATTGCTCTGATGTCTTTCTCGAACTGTCCGCTTTCGATTTTTTCTGACAGGTACGGACCAGGGCAGGCAGTTTGTGCCCACTGCTTGTGTTCCTGAATCGTTCCCATAGCATTTGGTCTCCAATACGGGTCAATACCGTAACGCTTGCACCATTCCGCGCAAATTGCAACGGCGGTGTAGTATGCTGTATCGGAAATATGCCAGTCTCCGCCGATCTCGTCGTTGGCAATTTCCAGCGTGAGTGCGTCCTGGTCTGCCATGTAAGAACCAGTTGTCCCTTTTTTATTCCGTATTTTCATACAAGTATAGACTATATCTTCATGTATTTTTTCAACATGCTCGGCACTTCGGATGACGGAATTTCACCGCCGTCCTACTCTACTCCATTCAATTCTTCATTGTGTTTCGATAGTCGTTACACCTTCCTCTGTTGAGGCTTGGCACGGTATTACCATAACCTTTTCAGGCTTTAGGTTCCCTTACTCATAATGCATCTCTGCTTCTGAACCGTTAGCTCTCGTGTGAGAACACCCCGCATTTACGGGTTCACCGAGTGTATCAGCATACATCACTGTACGCCGCCGCAGACTTTGTTTACGGTCTCATTTCTTCTGGAACCCACGCATAGACAGTACCGTCTGTATGAACTGATACCGTCGGTGACATCTGTCTTGAACTATGCATGATCGCATAGAACTGCTCAGGCGTCAAATTGCCTGCCATGTGATGCGGGATAATGAAGGCTGGTTTCTTGCCGCCTCGTGAAGACCATTTGCCGTGCGACCAGTCGTAGTAATCAGCTTTGTCGGTGCATGTGTAGCCCTCTCTGGTCATGCGAGTAAGCAGTCCTGTATCTTCCGCATTCAGCCTCGATGCATACAGTTTTCCTTCCTCGGTAGCCTCTGCCGGTGTGTCGTCGCCCTCTTCATTGATGCCATACTCAGCAAGAGTTTCAGCAGGAATCGTTTTCAGAATCTCGCGAACCTGATCTTCGGTGAAGTTGAATTCGCACTTCTTGTAATGAACAGTGGTGGTTGTTTCACCAGGTGCGCCCATGTCAAATGTGAACACTTCGCCCTTTAAAAATTCTTTGTCAGCCATGATTTTACCTCCTATACATGTGCAAATAACAATGGTGATCTTGATAAACTTACGGGTCAGTTTTTTCATTTTGCCCTCCCCGTCGGGTCAGCTTTTTCATTGGTGATTCTGATAAGCTTACCCTCGTTTTTGTCGTACTCCAGCACGTACTCACCCGCTTCTTCGTCAAGAAACAGACGGTAAGTACATGCCGGGAATTTGTGTTTTAGTCTCTCGATGTATAGCTCTGCCACCCAATCGCTGCCAAAAGTTTCAGCCTCGATCAATGGTTTTATTCTCCTTCGATCAATGGTTTTATTCTCCGTCAACATACAGAGGCAGCTCATCCACCCTGTCAACAAGGTCATGTATCAGACCATCACCACCGAGTTGCTCGTACGGTTTCAGCATCTGATGCACATTTTCTCTGTCCTCAACGGTCGTCTGTCCGACGCGAAGAAGTCTCATGCTGCGCTCATAGATCTTGTCATACAGCACGGAGAGCAGAGCTTTTTTGATAACATCAATGTCGTCATCTGCCTCTTTTTTCCTTGCAGCGCGGTTGGTATAGACGGCTGTCAGCAGCGCCCAGAAGCCGGATGAGGCGAACACGGAGACAACAATTGCCACCAGTGTCTCGTTCATTCTTGCACCTCCCAGCCCGCAGGATACGCTTCCGGAGACCACACATTTCCATCGATAAGACTGATGTAATGAGCCCCTTTGTAACTCACTTTGTCACCTTTTTTATATGCATCAGCAGCACCCGTAGGCTGTACCCATTCCGGATATTCCTCAACGGAAACAATGACCCAGAGAGCGGGAGTCTTGTCTGGTGTCCAGTCTTCCTGCGATGTGTGAGCCTGAATACATTTGTAAAGTTTGACGTTGTAGCAGATCCTGTCATCAACTTTATATGCGGTTCCGACCGACCAATGCGGGAAGAGTTCCGGAATTTCAATCGCCATGATGTCCTTGATTTCCGCAGTGAGCTCTTCAATTTGTCTGCGCAGCTCGTACGCTCTTTCTGTCAATTTGCTCATTTTTTAACTACCTCCCCGAGCAGGATTCGCCCGGCCTCTGCATAGTCTTCGTCTGTCGGTTCAGTTCCCGGAATCTTGATATCCGTTTCCGTGTAAGTCCTGCCGAGCTGTTCAGGATCCTTCGCCTCTGCATAATTTGCAAGTGGAAAACCTCCATAAATCATGAACCCGGCGTCACTCCATGTTCGGATTAATCCGTTTTCGAGTTTCTCTGTTTTGATCATATCTGTCCTCCTTACGCCGGCAGCTCTGACATGCCTTTGAATTGTGCCGCAAAAGCACTCCAGTTTGTTGCCACTTTGTAGTCTTCTACCAATGTGTCAAGTACATAAATATAACCTGATCCACTCGCAATTTTAGATCCGGCTAAAACTGACGCCCCACACGTTGGTACAGCCGTACTTTTGAGCACAAGTGTTTCAAGACGCGGATTGTTACGGAGCGAGTAGTTCCCGATTTCTTGTATTGATGCCGGTAATTCAACATACTCCAAAAGAGGGTTATCACGTCCGAAGCTTTGCTGCAGGTAACGCCAGCCTTCACCGAGAGTGAGCTTTTTCATTTGTTTGCATTCGCTCGCGCTTGATGCCGGAAAACGTACCCCAGCCACACCATCGGTACCAGGTATCGCGAGTTCAGCAACACCCAACTTGTTAAAAACAGAAGAGTTTGAATAACTGATTCTCAAGATCGCGCCAAGTTCCAATGTTTCTAACGCAGCAAGATTTGAAATCGTATTTCCTGCCGAAATGGTATTCAGTTCTGGTAATTTGAGTTCCTTAAGTCTTGGACAATTGCAAAACGATGCCGTAAGTGGTGTCATCTTGAGATGCTCTATATCAATGCTAGTCACATATTGCGTTTCAGCAAAAAGCGGCATGTATACCACGCTATCATTAACTCTTAGATACGTTTCGTCATTATAGTACTTATATTCTCTGTTGGAGAGTTCTTCTGTAAGCGAGTCAGAACCCCCTGCCGGAATCGCTGCGATACGGTCAGGAATATCCTGGTGATTGATGCTGCCCGTAGAATTTTCTTTTGCTCTGATCGCATCGCAGATAGCAGTGAACAGAGCACTTACAGTTGTATAAGAAGCCATAGGTTATCCCTCCTGTTCTTCTGCTTGTTCTTCGGTCGGATCTGCTTGTTCTTTCTCTTCTTTACCGTCCTCTTCGCCCGCGTACTTCTCAGCCTTTTCCTTTTCGTACTGTCTGGTTGACATGCCGATACAGGATGCCAGGAACGCGCCGAACGCGCCGATAATAGTTGTTACGACAGCGGTCTGTTCCCAATTGAGAGCCATACCACATACGCCCGTGAAGGTTGTGAGGGCAGGAATGAAATAAATTGCGAGCCACTTGAGCATGTCATAAGTAGAATCTTTGAGCTTCATTTTCATATACCTCCTTACAATGTGTCGCTCCTTACGATGCACCGCCGAGGATCTGCTGATCCACATAGGCTTTGATGTCTGTTTCACATGTGCTTACGATCTCCGCTTTGTCGGCAGTTGTCAGAGTGTAGGCTGGTCCCTGAGGTCCCGTAGGCCCCTGAGGCCCGGTCTTACCGTTGCTGATATTTGCTGTTGTTGTACCACTTGCATCAGTGATCGTGATCTTAGCACCCGTGGTTGTCTGAGTAACTGAAGCTGTAGGTGATACGCCGTCCTTACCGTCGCTTCCGTCCTTACCATTGCTTCCGTCGCTTCCGTCCTTACCGTTGGTGATCGTTGCCTCTGTCGTACCGCTCGCGTCTTTGATCGTGATCGTAGCACCTGAAGCCGTCTGCTGAACGCTTGCTGAGGGGCTGTATCCGTCGCTTCCGTTGCTACCGTCCTTACCAGCGGGTCCAGGACTTCCTTCAGCACCATCCTTGATCGTCGTTGTATGCGCCCCAGAGGCGTCTGTAACGGTCATCTGAGTACCGCCTGTAACGGCTTTGAATGTTACCGTCGGACTTACACCGTCCTTACCCGGAGCCCCCTGGCTGCCCGGCTCACCCTGGCTACCGGGTTCACCCTTGGCACCTGGCTCACCCTTGCTGCCGTTGAGAACCGTGAAGTCATGAGATCCGGTTTTATCCTTGATCGTCACTTTGTTGCCGCCTGTAACAGGGCTAACCTGAACTGTCGGACTTACACCGTCGCTTCCGTCCTTACCGTCTTTACCGTCGCTGACATTAGCTGTTGTAGTTCCTGTCTTGTCGGTGATCGTGATCGTAGCAACGCCATCCTTCTTGACGACCTTTGCTGACGGTGAGATCACTTCTTTGCTGTCGATCTCCTCTTTGGTGTATACATCCAGATCAGCAGCAGTGATCACAACATCGCCTGCCTTGCCGTTCACGGATCTTACAGCACCTTTTCCGATATCGGACGATGCCTTCAAGCAGCCCTTGAACAGCGTTCTATTAGCTTTTAATTCGCTCATACCACTACCTCCGTGAGGATCAGTTTTCCTCTGTCGATGAACGTATTTACCGTACCGTCTTTAGTTGTGAGTTTGAGATCCCATTGATAGGTACCATATTCAAGGTTCTCTGTATCAGCAGGATCAAGAGTGAATGTCAGTGAATCGTTGTCCACCGTCTTAACGAGGATAGGCTCTTCACCGATCTCCTTTGTGAGGGCAAATCGGATCACATCGCCTTCGCCAGGGACAAACACAATTTCATCGCCGTCCAGTGTTTCATACGTCTGAATAGCGATATCTCCGAGCATCGAATCACCTTTAGTTAAATAGATTGTTTTATATACTTGTCTGATCATATGGACCTCCTTACACGGCTGTCAGATCATCAACATTAACGGCACACACAATAGCACCGTCACGGATCAGAATTGCCTTCTTGCCGTTGAGGTTGAAGACTGTCAGTCTGCCTGCTACAGCTTTCGGCAGATCCTGCCCAGTCCAGCTCTTAGCCTTAGCTTTGATCTTCACCTTCGAACCGACCTCGATAGGCTTAGTTTTTTTAATCTTTGTATCTTCTGTTGGCATGCTATGTTTCCTCCTATTTAATAGCGGCAGTCGTACCTGACATTTCCGTTAATGTATGTGTTTTCTGGCAGATCTATACTATCCAAATTATGCAGATATACCTCAATCATGGTTTCCGACGATCTGATGATGATTTCTAACGGTCGTACATGAGACGTCCCGGCTGGAAGCGTTCCGTGAACCGCACCTATTATTGGAAATCGCAGTGAATCGACACCCAGCATAAACGGAACAAATTCACGACCTCTTGTGTCGTCAACGAGGTATCCAATACGCATTTCCGCATTAGCACTCAGTTGCGAAGCTGTATTCCCCGCGATATTTACCATGACATTCATTCCACGTCTATAAGCGTTAGTTATTTTAAGAATTCCAGAAGCTGTATTATCGTTGACGACGCTGGACGGGTATTCTAACCCGGTAAGACGAGCGAACGTATGATTACTTCTCTCGCCACCACCAAGGAAGAGCGTATTGAAGGCAAAAATGTAGTCTTTATTCCAGCCAAAGATAGGAACACCTTGTTCTATATACGTTTCTTTCTGGACGCTCGACAGTGTATCGGCAATGGTAAGCCTGAATTGGTATTCTTTGGTATGATTGAATGTACCGCTGAGTGCTGTCTTAGGAATTGTCCAGCTTGTTCCACTTACATTGAACGTCAGCGTGTCGGTAAGCGTCGTGTAACTCGATGTATCTTTTATCCTGTATTCCAGTTTTGCAATTCTGAGCGAGTTCGTCTTCGTGCCAACCGGTGTGCCAAACCATGAGCCGGACGCCTCAATACTTAAAGTGTCAGACAGTCCGTTCGGTCTTGTAAATTTCATCTTCGACACAACAGGCTTGCTGTAGTCAATGTAGGTTCCGCTTATACTTGCACGGTCAACCCAGCTCCTTGTATCCTTAGCAACTACCGCATAGGAAGCGCTTGTCATGTTCGTAAGCATTGCCGTGAAAACATAATCCTTATCGCCACCTGCCAGCGTTGTTACTGACTTCTGCGTCATAACGGTTGACTTACCGCCGTTCTCGATAGTCGGTGCGCTTACAAGCGTTGCGAATGCCTTTGTACGAACTTTGACGGTTACAGCCTTCTCACTCAGCCCGCCGATTACATCGTATTGGTTGGAGATGTAGCTCTCAGCAGGTGTGTCAGTCATCAGGATCGAGTAAACGTGCGGGGCAAATGAAGCACTGTCAATAGCGGTAATTTTTGCTGTAGTCGTACCTACAGTCGTTGAGCCGTTTTTGGTCGTAACCCTGATAGTCAGTTCTACGGAGTGCTTGTCCGCAGCAGATGACCAGATACTTGTCGGAATAGTCCATTCATACGAGGTTGCAACATTAGAAGCAATCTGATTCCATAAGCTCGGATTTGAGCCAACGCCGTAGTGAATGGTGTGAGTATATGAAGTGCTATCCCTTGTGATCGCGATTTTGACTTTGTTTGTTCCGTCAGCGACAACCTTAGTAGGTGTGCATGATACTCTTGAAGCAGCCATTATTCTTCACCTCCTACCCAATAGACGCCTATTCCTGTTTCGTTGAATATATCGAACGCTGTAACGACGGTATCTGCTAAGTCATTGCTGATCGTGAATGACTTCAGTGCTGTCAAATTATTTGCCTTGACGCTGTCGCCTTCTGCGATCAGGCTCGATTCTCCTGATTCCGTATCGGTAACTCTCATACCTGCTGTATTGAAGTTAGCCCCATAAGCTGCGCCGTCTTTGGCAATGGTCAGACCGTTCTCATCGAATGTCATGTACTGATACACGCCATTTACCGCATACTCACCTTCCGTACAGAGAGACGAGATCGCGATACTATTTGCGAGAATTCTGTCACCAATGATGTATCCATCTGCTGTAAGAGCAACGGAATCAACTGTTCTGAAGCCGTCCGTGCTGTTATACAGACCACCTTGTACGAACTGCCAACCTTTGGTTGTAGGCTCAACAGTCGGTGTATCAGCAATTTGGAACCCGGCAGGAACAGCACCACCCAGGATGTCATTGAATGTGAGCACGTTCCTGTTTGCATCAATGAATGAGAAGTAGCCGCCCGTGCTGCCGATCAGTGTGTTCATGACAGAAGCCAACTCTTCATAGAACTTGCTGTATTGAAGGTTGATCTTCTTCATCAGAGGGCTGTCTTTGCCGATGACAAGCTGTTTCTCCTTATCTGCGTAACAGTACAGCGTCTGATAGAAGCCACCATCGAACACCAGTTTGTTCTGCATTACATAGCACTTTCTGTTGTTTACGGTGACAATATCTCCAACTTCGATCGCAGGATCACCGAACCACTTCACCGTCATAGGTCTGTATGCTTTTCCGATGTAATGCGTGTGATCATTCAGCACGTCTTGTGTCATAAACGGATTACTGAATGTGACGCCGTAGCCTGATCCAGCTGTAAGTGTTGTCTGACCATCCACCTCACATGCATACGAACCGATCGTTACATCATCACTGCTCATGTCTAATCCGTTCTGGTAGATCTTGTCACTGCTGATCTGCACCGGAACTTCTGAGAAAACGAACCCGTCAATTGCCGTACCGCTTCTGTCCACTCTTACAGAATGACCGGAATACCCAGCGATCCATCCGAGCATCTGTCCATTCGTCGCTTCAGCAGGAATTGACGCACCGTCCAGATCAGGATACTCAGTGATCAATCCGCTGCCGTTCCATGTCTCTCTTCCGAGTTTGTCAGTTATGTCTTGAGCAAGCTGTTCAGCATCTGTAGAGGTTATATCAACCTTTTCCTCAAACGCTGTTGGAACGCTGTATGCGGTATGTTTGAATATGCGGTTGTTGTCTGTTTGTTCCCTCGATACGATGTAAAACTTACCCAGCGGAACCGTGAAAGTCTTATCGCCGTTTTTTATCTCAACATAGAATGAGATCGGATACCTAGCGAACTGCATTCCGTGTGTCTTGAAGACAGCGACCGATTTAGGGAAGACACCCGGTGTCAGCTTGTTGCCAACGGTGCCTACCTCGGTGATCTCAAGCGAATAGATTTGGTTTGCATTAATTCGTCTGCTGCCGTTAGCTCCGGTGAGCGCATATACCGTCAATTCACGGTTCTTGTCTTCAGCTGCCTGTATATAATCTGCTGATGTATTGTACATAGCTGTACCTCCGTCATACTTCTATGAAGTCAAATTTGATATCGGTCCACATTTGGACAGGGTGATTTGCTGCATCGTAGCCGTTGTAGGCGCTTGCTGATCTGTCACCTACATACATGGTTACGTCTCTTACCGTGCCGGTCTTAACGCTGTAATAGCGGCAGCTGAATGTCTGATTCGCGATCAAGTCCAGCATGGTTTTAAAGTCTTCTGCCCTCATAGGCGGGAACTCCATCGTAAGCTTTTCCTTAACGGCAACACGCTGTCGAAGCAGTGTACCATCAAGTGCTCTTCCGGTGCTTCCCCCGGCGTCCAGGTCATAGACTGAGTACTCCAGGTTGGAGGGGTCGATCAGGCTAACCCAACCGGACCCGCTATAAACCTGGACAATTCCTGTCGCCTTACCCGAGAGCCATGGTGATGTGTAACTCATATGATCAACTCACTTTCTCCTGTCATAGCGACGTGTGTGTTATTTCGTTTCACGACGGATCTGTATGCCACTTCTCCGTCGATCTCACATGTGATATTGATGTCTCCACCGCCGGCGCCAATGACACCGGATACCGCTTTGGCAACGCCCTGCGATACGGCAGAAACGATCTGGTTGTTATTTGCAACCGCTGTTCTGTTACCGATCTGACCAACAAGTTCAGGTCCGTCTTCCCTTGCCAGGAACATCTCACCAACATCTACATAACCACCAGACGCATATGCTGATATCCAGCCTCTGCCGGCAACTGCCGCACCGTATACATTTCCGCCCCAGTTTTGGTACTCGAATGTCGGTACGACGGCTGACACGTTTACGGTTGATGTGATACCAGACAGCATGTTGCTGATATTTGTTCTGAGGTTTGATACAGCGTTCCACATGTCAGTGGTCCAGCTGAACGCGCTTTTAAGTGCTGATGAGATAACTGATGCTGCTCTCGATCCGACACCGCTTGAGTGACTTGACAGAGAGGAATCAGCGTTCCTTGCCCAGGAGCTGATAGAACCGCTGTACTTGTTGTTATCGAAGGTTCCAACCAGGGTTCCCTTGATGCGGTTGCTTGCCGATGAACCGGTTGTTCTTGTGTCTCCGTTGATAGAGGATTCGACCGAATTAGCCCAATTTGAAATTTTTGACTGCGGTGTGCTGGTTTCAAATGTGTTCATCAGACGATCCTTGATTTTTGCCGAGACAGCTATACCGGTAATCTTGTTAGAAGAGTTCAGTGTGCTCTCAGCTTTAGAAGCCCAGTCCTGCATCGCCGTAACATACTCATCTGAGAACCCGAAGGATCCGAGAAGAAGTCCGGAGATGCTGTCTGCGGTTTCTTTGGAGACATTAGACATATCAGAACCTGTCAGCGCACTCGCGATCTGATCACGGAGTGACTGTACCTCAGCCGGTGTAAGGGCTCCTGTTTCTTCCCACATATCGAGGAATGAAAGCATGATGCCCTGCGTTGCTGCGTCTGCTACCTCCGGAACACCGTATGTGTTGTACATGGAGTTGTAGATAGAGCTGTACACCTGACCGACCCAGGCATCGCTGTTGTTAGCTGTATCCATGAAGGATGTATAGAACGAAGAATTGATCGCCTCTCCGGCTTCTTGAGTGATAGTCGGAAGAGAAGTAAAGCCATTCTTCCAGCTTGTCAGCATCGTTTCTGTAATCTGTTTGATATCGATGTCATACTGCTGTCCATATGCGATGAGGTCATCATGTATCTGAACAAGCATTGCGTTGTTGCTGTTGAACCAGTCCATATATACCTGCTGATACTGATCGCGGTACCTTTCAGGATCCTTGGCGAAGTCTTCCTGAAGTTTCTTATGACTGTTGATGAAGGCTTTTGTCATCACGATGTTCTCTTTATACGCCTTCTGAAGATCCTGGTTGGAATTGTCATATGCAATTGCGACACCAGCCAGAAGCGCTGTACCTAAGATCGTTCCGAGACCAGCCGTTCCAGCACCAATGCCGATAACCTCTCCGATAGAACCAAGCATCGAGCCGAGACCTCCGGCACCTGCTCCACCGGCAGCGGTACTTCCAGCCGCAGCAGCACCAGAGGCGCCCGCAGCTGCACCGAATGTTTCAGCACCGGCACTGCCAAGCAAGCTGTCGATCAGCATTTGTGTGAGGTGCTTAGCACCGATCTTCATAGCAATACCGCCTACGATGAGCGTCGCAAGTTCTCCTCCGTGCTCACCGCTGAAGAAGCTATCGACCGCAGAAGTAATGCTGTCCCACGCAAGGTCGAGTGCTGCGCCGATAATTCCACCCCAGTCGATATTTCCCAGGAAAGAACCAATCGCATCACCGATTTCATCTGCGTGTTCATCAAGCTTATTGATCACATTGATGAGGATCCTGCTCAGACTTTGCGCCAATTCTCCGATCTTACCCATGTCCAGGTTGTCGAAGAAGTCATCCAGCGCGTTGCCGAATGCATCCCACATAGATGTGTTTCTTGAGAACGCAGTTACCGCGTCTGTAATGCCGTTGAAGGCAGTAGTTACAGTCTGTCCAATACCAGCCCAGTCAACAGTCTCGAACCAGCTCTTAACAGCGTTGGATATTGTCAGACCGATCGTGATTCCGTTTTTTCCGCCGAAGACTTCAGCAACGAACCCCTGCGCCGTGTGTGCCAGGGCATTGAGCTTGTTGCCGAAGAACTGTCCGATCTCATTCCACTTGATACCGGTGAACCAGTGCCATACTGCCTCTCCGATACCATGACCCAGGTTGAGCCATTCGGTGTTCGTCAGGAACTCATTTCCAGCCCTTACAAGCGCCATCATGCCGTCAGCGACAGTATCACCGAGGCGGTCCCAATTCAGCGCTTCTACGAAGCCATTCAGCGCCTCAGAGGCATTGTGTGCCCACTTGATAGCCCACGGTTGGAACTTGTTCTTGATCCACTCATCAACCGTCTCGATCACACCGTTAAGGCGTTCTGCGACAAGTCTTCCGACCTCTCTCCAACGGTTGTTATCGATGAGATCCTTCAGCCTTTCGTCCAGTGCTTCTTTGACGAAGGAGAGCGAGTTTACACCACCGCCTGCTCCACCGCCACCACCGCCACCGGAACCGGAAGTATTCGGATCATTCATGACGTGGAGTTCATCGAAACTTGCGAGATATAGTTCAACTTCCTTAGCAGCCTTCTTAGCCGCACTTCCTGCGCTGCCTGCTGCAGAAGCGAATGATGTCTGTTGTTTTACAGCTCTCGTCCAGGAACCAGCGCCTGTAAGGATCGCGAATACCTGGTTAATGACATTAATGAGCTGTACGAATTTGTCTATGATGAAGTCAATAGCCGGTGCGATCGCATTGATCAGCGGGGCAGCCATAGCAGCAATCGAGTTCTTCAGATAATTCATCGATGTGCTCAGCGTGTCCATGCTGTTCGCGAACGTGTTATCCACCAGTTGTGACCACTGATATAAGTTCTTGATACCCTCACCGATCGCTGATGTGACGCTCATGAGCATTGATCTGATAGCTCTTGTGAACGCAACTCTCAGGATCTTATTCTTCAAATTGTCGAACGAGTGAGTGATGTTCCGTATGCCTTCTGTCAGCTTACCAGTGAGGTGTTTACCAACCGCCAGTAATGCCGATGTAAGACGCGTTGTCCAACCATACATAACACCGAGAGTTCCGGTCACTTCACCAGCTGCTTGTGCAAAAGTACGGAGACCTCCTTCCGGTAACGATCCGGCAAAAGTCTTCATGTGTTTGCTGGTGATCGTCAGCTGATTAGACATGGTTTGAAGACCAGAAACAAGTGGTGTTCCTTCCCATGAGAATGCCTGTCCGAGATCAGAGAAGACGTTGGACGCGAGCCCTTTAAACGCATCGAGTGTCTGTCCGATCCGCGCCTTAGCTTCTTCAATCTCCTGTAATCTTTCACGCTCCCTCGAAGCTGCGTTCCTGTCGCTTTCCTGCTTCAGCTGATCTGCTTCTGCGAGAGCACGGTACTCAGCTGCGTCTGCCTGAACAGTTGTATGCTCGAGCACCCAGTCAACCGCCTCACCGTACACATAACGAAGGTGGTTGATCTCTCTTTCAGCAATATCTGATGTGTCGTTTGCAAGGGTATTCCAGATAGATTCTTTCAGGTAGTCGTAGAAGCCCGACATCGCTTCCGCACTGAACGGTTTCTTTTCAGAATCAAGCACCTTAAAGGTGTCACGCTCCATTTGCTCAACCGCTTCGGTGAACTTTTCTGTTTGTGCAGAAGCAGTCTCCATGCTGTCAGAAACAGCCTTACCAAAACTCTCAGCATGAGCTCGAGCCTGGTTCATCGCATCTGCCTTCTGCTTGATCGCCTGAGCATCTATCTTCAGACCGTTCAGACTGATCTTCACATCCTGTAATCCACCGAGTTTGGAAATTGCCGTAGTCAGCGCATCGAGGTTGCTGATAGATTCTTTATCGATCTGCCCGGCAGCATTTGCGAGAGCTGTCATTCTCTCCGGAAGCGCCTTTGGTATGGAAATAGAAGAAGCGCCGTCCAGGCGTGTCAGTGCGGAAGCCATTGCGGTTATATTTGCAACAGCGCTTTTGTCTATGCCTCTTATTGCTGTACTTACAGCTGACAGGTTTCCTGCGAGGCTTTTCAGACCATTCCCTTTACTGACCCCTTGAACGGCGTCTTTAAGTTTAGTGAGTGTATCGAGAAGGGACTGCAGAGAATCCAGCGCGTTTTTGTCACTGGCGGTAACGTCAAATTCGAGACCTTCAATCCGTGCCATGCTTTTTCTCCTCCTTCTCTGCTTGTATTTTCAGCATCCGCTCCATGAAACCGATCTGTACCGCGATCTTCTCCCTCTCCTTCTTCTCACGCTCAGCTTTTCTTTCAGCACGCGTGACAGCAAGAGGCTGTTCGAGGTATGAGTGCGGCACGGAGCCTTTGGACGCGAACGCATTTGCCAAGGCTGTACCGAGAGCTTGATAGAAGTAGAGACCTTGAAGCCACAACTGTCTATTCATCTTTGCGGTCCTAAGGTCTTCGGCTTCCCGGTACACCTTTGCGAGTTCTGCGTCGCCGTCCCAGAATTGCTCGTATGTCATCCCGATCGAGAGGTAATACGGGCACTGACGCTCAAAAACAATAGTTTGTGTCAGATTGGACGAACGAGGCGTCAAGCCGCCGTCCACTTGATCTTTTTTGAGTCATCCTCCGGTTCATCGAAGAGTGCTTCAAGTGGTGCCTGATACAGTCTTACGAGTTCTCCGAAGAGTTCAGACTTGTTCTCCAGACCTTCGTAGATCTCATCCACAACTTCAGGTTTGATGCGAGGGTGATGCATTTCGAATGATGCTCTGAACAGCTGCGGCAGCATTGTAGCCGGCTGCTTTACTGCGTCTTCGAGAACGAACCCTCTTTTTTCGAGGTTGCTTACAGTTCTGCGAGAGAACTCGAGTGTGTATGTGTTGTCTTTGAACTCAAATGTGATCTTAGCCATGATGTATAATTACCTCCCTTTGGATTTATTCCCCATAGCGGGGGAGGCGTGTTTTCATAACAGGGACACGCCAACCCTTAGCTTGTTAGTTAATAACTCTTAGGTAGTGATTCTTCTGTCGCTTAGTCAGTAATTCTTGCCCACGGAGTTGTCGGTGTGACGTGAATTGCGATTTCGCGAACGTCGTTGACACCCTTACCCGGAATTGTGTAGGACAGAATGCCCTTACCAGCGAATTTGCCGAGGTCTCCAGTCGGTGTCGGATCTGCGCCTGCTGCACCGTCAGTTCCACCGAACCAGACAGCGTATTCCTTGACTTCATCAGCCAGAGCTTCGAGAGCAGTGACAGTCGGAAGGTCGTAGTTAGCAGTGAATGCCAGATCACCGTCTACGTTCTGGATTCCGGGTACATACGTTCTTGCAATATCCGAAAGAGTTGTCGTCTCGACGTTGTCACGCTGAGCGAGCAGATCCGGGAAATCCTTGATGTCACAAACCTTTGTGTAAGCGTCGCCTTCCCCCTTTACCATAAGGAAGGTTTTGTAAGTGATCGTTGCGTTGTAAGCCATGATTACCTCCTGTAAAAGTGTGTTTCGCTTGCTACACCTTCGTAACGAAGTACAAGTCGGGAGACCGTCTGGTCATGTACGT